GGACCCTGAGATGTTGCAGCAGATGGCAGCGCAATTACAGGAGCAAACTGAATAGATGGTCGAGACAGTTACCATTGCAGCAGCGAACACAGACGACACGCAGCCTACACTAGAGCAAACTGCTAAAGAGATGGGGATATCCGTTGATGAACAGGAGGCCCCTGAAACTGAAGATCGCCCTGATTGGCTACCTGAGAAATTCAAGTCCGCTGAGGATTTGGCGCAGGCATATTCTGAGCTTGAAAAGCGCCAGAGTAGCACTGCTAAGGAAGAGCCAGCGAGTACTGATGAAGCGCGTGAAGCAGTTGAAAGCGCGGGCGTTGACTTCGATGCGCTGTCTGCTGAGTACGCTGAGAATGGCGAGTTATCAGATAAGGCATATGACAACCTTGAGAAGGCTGGCATCCCGCGCAATATCGTTAACAGCTACATTGAAGCGCAGGCTGCACAGGTAGAGGTCGCACAGGCCAAGGTCTACGAGATCGTTGGTGGACAGGAATCCTACTCCGGCATGGTCGCGTGGGCAGGCGAAAACCTCAGTGAGGCTGAGATCGACGCCTATAACACCGCTGTAAACTCAGGCCAGATGGCTTCAGTGGAACTCGCCGTCAATGGGCTGAAGGCGCGTTATACAGCATCAGAGGGTGCAGAACCCTCACGCCAAGTTCAAGGCGGTGTGTCTGGTAATGTTGGTGGAACCTACAGGTCTATGGCCGAACTAATGACCGACATGAATTCACCAGCGTACAAGAACGATCCTGCCTTCCGTGCGGATGTCGAGAAGCGCCTTGGCAACAGTAACATCCTGGAATCTCGTAGAGGATAATTGATGCGTAATTATGCGAAGGAATACCGCGAATACCACGGTAAGCCAGCGCAGAAGAAACGCAGAGCAGGACGTAACAAAGCCCGCTCACTGATGATCAAAAAGAAAGGTGCGTCTGCTGTGGCCGGCAAGGATGTCCACCACAAAGACCGGAACACCCAGAACAACTCCAGCAGCAACCTTTCGATCATCTCCAAGAGTAAAAACCGTTCGATGAAATAGCACCGCTCCTCTTTAGGAGGGCGCTTGGGTGACGGCCCATGTCTTCATACCTTCATTCTACTGGACCCCTTACGAGGGATAATCCTGTTCCCGTGAAGCCGTTGAAGAAGCAACTCTTGTTTAATCTTAAAAAGGACTAAAGCTATGGCAAATGCTACAGCCTCTCGCCTTGGTCTCGTTGAAGCAACGGGAACAGGCTATGACGCGCTATTTCTGAAAGTGTTTTCTGGCGAGGTTATGGCCTCGTTCAACGCTAACACAGTTATGAAAGAGCGTGTTCGCACTCGTAACATCTCCTCCGGTAAATCGGCGCAATTCCCGGCAATCGGTAAAACGGTGGCCGCTTATCACACGCCAGGTGCTGAAATTAATGGCACCGCAATCAAGCACAATGAGAAGGTGATCACGATTGATGATCTCCTGATCTCAAGTGCTTTCATCGCCAACATCGATGAGGCAAAGAACCACTACGACGTGCGTTCCGAGTACTCCACGCAGCTTGGTCAGGCCCTTGCACAGACCTATGACCGCAACCTGCTGTCTATGGCTATCAAAGACTGTGCTACGCCCCCGACTGCAATTTCGGATCAGGGCACGTCTGAGCAGATTGTTCAGACTGGTGTGCTTAACATGGCAACCGCTGCCAACGTGTCCACTTTTGTCGGCCAGCTTTATACAGCCGCTCAGAAGCTGGATGAGAAGAACGTGCCGAAGGAAGATCGTTACGCCTTCATTAGCCCTGCCGCGTACTACGGGATCGTTCAGAACGACAAAATTGTTAACCGCGATTTCGGCGGAACCAATGGCGTCTACTCTGATGGCACTGTGATCAATGTCGCGGGGATGCAGGTCGTTATGACCAACAACCTCGCCGTCAATCACACGTCCGGTGGAACTGTTGACACTGCTGCTAACAAGTATGGCGTTAATGCGTCTGCTTACCTTGCGCTTGTAATGCAGAAAAGCGCACTCGGCACGGTCGAGCTTCTATCGATGGCCTCAGAAGCGGAATATGACATCCGCCGTCAGGGCACGTTGATGGTGAGTAAGATGGCGGTGGGGCATGGTACGCTTCGCCCTGAGTGCATGGTCGCGATTAAAAACGCCACCTCGTAACTCGCGCTAAAATTAAGGGACACCTCGGAGAAATCCTTGGTGTCCCTTTTTTTCAATTTTCTAATACAGGGATAACCAATGGCAATTCTTACGCCTACCACAGAGCTTGAGGCAGTCAATGTGATGATGTCTCACATTGGGGAAAGCCCTGTTAATACTCTTGAAGATGACAACGTAGTCGATGCCACGATAGCTCAGACAATTCTTAGATCAGTAAGCCGTGAAGTGCAGTCGCAGGGCTGGTATTTCAACACCGAAATCGGGTATCCGATTGTCAAAGACTCAAATAATAAATTTGCTGTCCCCGCAAACACCGCAAGGATCGATGCGGTAAATACAGCAACATCCTCTACCCACAGCGACCTAGATTTAGTGATGCGCGGCGGGTTTATGTACGACCGCATAAACCACACATACACACCTGACGCCGACACGATCACAGTGGACGTGGTTGTCCTACTAGACTTCACAGATATCCCTGAGACTGCCCGCAGATACATTACGCTCCGCGCCAGCCGCGTGTTTCAAGAGCGTCACCTCGGCTCTAGTATTATGTCTGAGTTCATCGCGCAGGACGAAGCCCGTGCCCTCGCCGCTATGAGGAATGACGAAGCGTGGTCTGGGGATCACAATATGATTACAGACAGTGCCACGCCGCGCAGCATAACCACTCGTTTCGGATTTGATCGCGGAGTGTACTAAGTGCCACTTGTATCATCATCTCTGCCGAACATGACCAACGGTGTCAGCCAGCAGCCAGCGCCAATCAGGCTTCGCACAAGCTGCCAAGCAATGAAGAATGCATTCCCAAGTGTGGTCACCGGCTTACAGAAGCGGCCCAATACCTCATACATTGCGACACTCGCGACCAGCCTGACTGTACCTGATGACGCTGCAATTCATCTGGTGCAGCGGGACGCCACTGAGAAATACATGATCGTTTGTGTGAACGGTGACCTTGAGGTCTATGACCTCGATGGCGTCAAGAAGACAGTCACTTTCCCTAACGGCAAAACCTACCTCGCGTCTGCAACACCCAATACGTCGCTGAGATTTCTGTCAGTCGCTGATCAGACATGGGTGGTAAATAAAGAGAAAACTGTCGCTGCTGCGGCAACCACTGAGTCCAGAACCAACCCTGAGACTCAGTGTTCGATCTACGTTTTCCAAGCCATCGCAAACAAGACCTACGCGATCTACGTCAATAACGTACTCAAGGCCACATACACTACCAACACCAACGTCTCCGCTGCGACTGCCCTTGAGGGCACTGATGTGATTGCCACAGGATTAAAAAATGCTCTCGTTGCCGCTGGTATCTCAGCGACCACTGAGAATAGCACTGTCTGCATGTCCGGCCTTGCCACCACTGATAAAGTTGAGATCACAGACGGCCATGGCGGGCGATCCATGCGGGTGTTTAAAGAGGACCTTCAGGAATTCAGTGACCTACCTCCGCAGGACGTTGATGGGCGGCTTGTACGCATCAAAGGTGATGTTGAGGAAGCTGGCGATGATTACTGGGTGCGGTACAGCGACAATGTCTGGACAGAAACTGTAGGCTACAACGAAGGCCGTGAGCTTACTGCCAGCACAATGCCGCACACACTCGTAAGGAATACAGACGGCACCTTCACTTTTGGGGTGGATGTGTGGGCAGATCGCATTGCTGGGGATAGCCAAACCAACCAGGACCCATCGTTTGTTGGGGGCAAGATCAACGACATCTTCTTGCATAAAGGTCGAATGGGCTTTCTGTCCGGTGAGAATGTAACCTTTTCCGAGAACCAAGAGTTCGAGAATTTCTACAGGACAACGACTGTTCAGCTACTGGACAGTGAGCGGATTGATGTCGCCTCGACAACGAATAGTGTGTCTACGCTATATGCTGCTATTCCTTACGCAAAAACTCTATTGCTGTTTTCAGATAAGGTACAGTTTGAAGTCGAGAGTGGGGACACACTGACCCCAGCAACTGTCGGCATCCGCGTAGCAACCACGTTCGACGCGTCAATTTCTGCTAGGCCCACGGCAGTCGGCCCTAACGTCTTCTTCGCTGTTGATGGCAGTTCATTTGCTGGTATCAGGGAACTGTTTGTTACTGACCAGACGGACAATAAAGACTCAGCGGAGATCACGATCCAGGTGCCTCGCTATGTGCCAGCGAACATCGTTAAGATGTCTAGCAGTACCACTGAGGACCTCATGGCTGTCCTTAGCTCTGGCAACAGAAACAAGCTGTTCATGTACAAGTGGTACTACAGCGGAGATGAAAAACTACAGTCCGCGTGGGGCGAATGGACTTTCCCTGCCGGGTACACAATCCTGTCCGCCGAGTTCTTAGAACAAGACCTCTATATCGTCTACAAGAGCAACTCAGGCGTACACATTGATAAGATGGTGGTGGAGGATGGCGAGGGCCTTGACGGGGCACCTGATGATATCCTGTTAGACAGAAAATCAGTGAATACAGCCTGCACAGTTTCATACGATGCAGCAACAGATTTGACTACCGTCACTCCCCCGTACACAGAAGCTGCCACATGGCAGGTCGTACAGTCTGACGGCACAATCCCCACGATAACTAGCCAGACATCTTCATCCATATTGGTGTCGGGCGACCTCTCCTCAAGCACGTTTAGTGTCGGGGTGCCCTATACGTTTGAGTATGAGTACTCGCACCAGTATGTCAGATCAGGTGATCGTGGCTCAGAAACACCTATCCAGGATGGGCGTCTTCAACTCAGATACTTCTCACTTTTGTACATAAACACAGCCCAGTTCACTGTCGAGGTGACGCCCACAAATCGAGACACTAGGTCATATGTGTTTAGCGGTCGCATTCTTGGTTCATCCAGTAACGTCCTAGATGCAGTGAGCTATGCCACTGGCGAATTCAGGTTCCCAATATTCTCCAAAAACGATCAGGTAAAAATAGTCGTCAAGAATGACACGCCCTTTAACTCTGCCTTTTCCTCAACAGATTGGGAAGGCATGTACCAGCAGAAAGCCAATCGAATATAGCATTGAGGACGCCGACATAGGTGATATCAGAT